AAAATCCAAAAATCCAATTTGCTTTTGATGGATGCTATAATTATAATAAATTAAAAAGTGAGGGACTCGTTGATGATTGAACTCAAAGATTGGTTGAATTCAATCAATCAGACAAAAAAGAATTTAATTGATAATAATCCTTCACTTGAAAAAGAATATTCTCCTTATGTGATTAATCATTGTCTTTCTGGATATATTGATTGCGTAATGTATGCAAATGAAATGAATATAACTCCAAATCTCGATAAAAAGTTACAATACGATTTTTATATAAATATTCTTAGAACTAAGAAGAGATTTTCTCCTTGGCTTCGTAAAGATACGATTAAAGATCTTGAATATGTCAAACGGTATTATCAGTATAGTAACGAAAAGGCACAACAGGCTTTAAGAATATTAACAAAAGAGCAAATTAACTTTATTAAATCTAAATTTGAGACTGGAGGAACGAAATGAGTGCCGTACAAGAACCAGAAGTGAAATGGACACCTGATATGATGGTTGAGGTTCTATTAAATGAACCTGATGACTTTTTGAAAGTTCGTGAAACTTTGACACGTATTGGAGTGGCATCTCGTAAAGAGAAAAAACTCTATCAATCTTGCCATATTCTTCATAAGCAAGGTAGATATTATCTTGTAAGTTTTAAAGAACTTTTTGCACTTGACGGAAAACACGCAAATCTAACAGCAAATGATATACAAAGACGTAATCGTATTGTTCAATTGATTGCTGACTGGGGTCTGGTGACTTTAGTAAATCCGGAAAAGATTACGGATATTGCCCCTCTTAATCAAATTAAAGTTCTTGCTTATAAAGAAAAAGGAGAATGGATTTTAGAAACAAAGTATAATATTGGAAAAAAGGCAAAACCAGCAGAAACCGAATAAAATCATACGGGGTTCACTACCCCGTTTTTTATGCTTTCTGTTATAATTAGTATTGTGAATGCCGTAAGGGTTCGCACAATCAAATCTCGCTTTTTAAGGAGCAAAAATGACTAATCTTTCTAGGTACACATCTGCCGATCTTCCTGCCCTAATGGATAGGATTACTCGTAATAGTATTGGAATGGACGAATATTTTGATCGTCTATTTAACCTTCACGAAACAACTTCAAATTACCCTCCATATAATCTAATTCAGATCAGTAATGTAGAGTCACGTTTAGAACTCGCACTTGCTGGGTTTTCTAAAAAAGAAGTACTTGTTTATACACAAGATGGAAAACTTTTTATTGAAGGACAAAAAAAAGATAAAGAAACTGACGCAAATTATTTACATAAAGGTTTAGCACAAAGAAGTTTTACTAGAATCTGGACTCTTGCTGATGATACAGAAGTCTCTTCTGTAAATTTTGAAGACGGATTACTTACAGTAATTTTAGGAAGAATTGTTCCAGAATCACATAAGAGAAAAGATTATCTATAAATAACAATGAGCTAAACTATCGTCGCCGCAGGGAGGTAACTGGCAAAATCCAGTTGCGCCTCCCTTTTTTTTATGCTATAATCAAAACAGGTATGATAAAATTATGTCTATCAAATTAGCACTCTTAAAATCAGGAGAAGAAGTAATCGCGGATATTAAGGAAATTATAAGTGAAGACGAGAAATTGGTTTCATTTTTATTTTGTAATCCTTATACTGCAAAACTTCTTACGCCTCAAGTTTTAGTAGAAGATACTGAAAAAACACCAGAAAGAGAATATAGTGTTTCTTTTCATTCTTGGATGCCCTTATCTTCTGAAACTGATATTGCTGTAAGCGCAGACTGGGTGGTTTCAATTGTGGAACCAGTAGAAATGGTAAAAAAATCTTATGAGGAGAAAATGAATGGAAGAGGAAATGATGTTGCCGATGGACGAGCAAGTGGAAGAAACAACAATACAAGTATTAGTCTTAACGAATAAGTTGATTTTAATTAGCGAAATACAAGAAGTATTGGCAGATATTGGACAACCTGATTGTAGATTAATCAATCCTCACCTTATTCTTGATGACCAAGAAATGGTTCCTTGGATGAGTGAGTATACAGATAAAACTGAAATTATGTTAAGTTCTGATAAAATTTTAACTCTTGTGGAACCAAAAGGAAAATTGCTTGATAACTATCTTAAATTAATTAAATGAGATTTTATACAAATGTTTATGAAAAATTCAATAAAATATATGTAAGAGGATATGAGGATGGAAATTACTTTTCATATGAAGAGGAGTTTCATCCTACTCTTTATGTTCTTTCCAAAAAGAAAAGCAAGTATAAAACTTTAGATGGATTGGATGTAGAACCAATTCAACCTGGTAAGATTTCCGAATGTAAAGATTTCTTTGCAAAATATGCAATGGTAGAAGGATTTCCAATTTATGGAAATGATAATTACAAAGCACAATATATTTCAGAAAAATATCCAGAAGATGAAATAAAATTTGATATTAATAAAATTCGTTTATTTACAATTGATATTGAAGTTGCGTCTGAGGGAGGATTTCCAAATGTTTTTGATTGTGCCGAAGAACTTCTTGCAATTACTTTACAAAATTATGCAACTAAAAATATTATAACTTTTGCTTCTCGCCCCTATAATAATACTCGTAAAGACGTTCAATACGTACAATGTAAAGACGAAGTTGATTTGACGCATAGATTTTTATCATTCTGGGAAGAAAATACTCCCGATGTGGTGACTGGTTGGAATTGTGAACTTTATGATATACCTTATATCGCAGGAAGAATTGATAGAATTCTTGGAGAAAAAGATGCTCGTCGTCTTTCTCCTTGGAAAAATATTTATCGCAAAGAACTAGTAATTAAAGGAAGAGCACAAATTTCTTATGATGTTGCTGGAATATCCATAATTGATTATTTGGACTTATATAAAAAGTTTACTTATACCAATCAAGAGTCATATAAACTAGATCATATTGCTTTTGTTGAACTGGGTCAGAAAAAATTAGATTACTCTGAATTTGAAACCTTTAGAGATTTTTATACAAAAGACTGGCAAAAATTTATTGATTATAATATTAAAGACGTAGAACTTGTAGATAAACTTGAAGATAAAATGAAGTTAATTGAACTTTGTTTTACGATGGCATATGATGCAAAAGTTAATTATACAGATATATTTTATCAAGTAAGAACTTGGGATGCAATCATTTACAATTATTTGAAAAAAAGAAATATCGCAATTCCACAGAAAGATCGTTCTACAAAAAGTGATAAATTTGCCGGTGCTTATGTAAAGGAACCAACACCAGGAATATACGACTGGGTTGTTAATTTCGATTTGAATTCACTTTATCCTCATTTGATAATGGAGTATAATGTTTCACCTGAAACTTTATTAGACAAAAAACACCCTACAGTATCAGTAGATAAGATTCTAAATAAGCAACTTGATTTCTTTGATTATAAAGATTATGCAGTATGCCCTAATGGAGCAATGTATCGTAAAGATATTCGTGGATTTCTTCCAGAACTAATGGAAAAAATGTATAATGATCGTGTCATTTATAAAAAGAAGATGATTGAGGCAAAGAAACAATATGAAAAAACTCCAACTAAAAAATTAGAGAAAGAAATTGCTCGTTGTAATAATATACAGATGGCAAAAAAGATTTCTTTAAACTCTGCCTACGGAGCCGTAGGTAATGAATACTTTCGTTATTATAAGTTAGCAAATGCTGAAGCAATCACAACATCAGGGCAAGTTGCAATTCGTTGGATTGAAAATAAGATGAATTTATATCTAAATAAACTTCTAAAGACTGATGGAGTTGATTATGTTATTGCTTCTGATACTGATAGTATCTACCTTCATATGGGTCCTCTGGTTGAAACTGTATACAAGGGAAGAGAGAAAACTATTGAAGGCATTGTTTCGTTCCTTGATAAGATCTGTAAGATGGAACTTGAAAAATATATTGAAAGTTGTTACCAAGAACTGGCGGACTATGTAAATGCCTACGATCAAAAGATGCAAATGAAACGTGAGAATATTGCTGATCGTGGGATTTGGACCGCTAAAAAAAGATACATTCTTAATGTCTGGGATAGTGAAGGTGTGCGATATGAAGAACCTAAACTCAAAATGATGGGTATTGAGGCAGTCAAATCTTCTACGCCAGCACCCTGCCGTCAAATGATTAAGGATGGGTTGAAAATTGTAATGAGTAAAACAGAAGATGAAATGATATCTTATATTGATAACTGTCGTAATACTTTTATTGGACTTTCACCAGAAGAAATATCATTTCCTCGTATGGTCTCAGATGTAAATAAACATAAAGCAGTTTCTACTCTTTATGGTAAAGGCACACCAATTCACGCAAGGGGTGCGTTAATTTACAATCATATGATTAAAGAAAGGGGTCTGGATAAAAAGTATGCATTTATTCAAAATGGCGAAAAGATTAAGTTTTGTTATCTTAAACTTCCAAATCCAATTCGTGAAAATGTAATTTCTTTTATTCAAGAATTTCCAAAGGAACTAGCACTAGACAAATATATAGATTATGATTTACAATTCAATAAAGCTTTTCTTGACCCAATGAAGGTTATTTTAGATGCTATTGGATGGAAAGTAAAAAAAACAGTTGACTTGGAATTATTTTTTGTATAACTATGGACATTTTAAAAGATATTATAAAAGAAATCGGTGGAGAATACACACAACTGGCATCAGAAATTGATGAAACTGAAACGTATGTGGATACTGGCAGCTACATTTTTAACGCTCTTATATCTGGTAGCATCTTTGGTGGTGTTTCTGGGAACAAGATTACTGCAATTGCAGGGGAAACTTCTACTGGAAAAACTTTCTTCAGTCTTGCCGTCGTTAAGAATTTCCTTAATAATAATCCTACTGGATACTGTTTGTATTTTGATACTGAAGCAGCAATCACAAAATCCCTTTTGGAAGGTAGGGGAATTGACACAACTCGCCTGGTGGTTGTCAATGTAGTCACGATTGAAGATTTCCGTAATAAGACTCTAAAAGCAGTTGATTTATATCTGAAAAAATCGAAAGACGAAAGACGACCTTGTATGTTCGTACTTGACTCTTTGGGTATGCTTTCTACTAATAAAGAAATCACAGATACACTTGCCGAGAAGGATACTCGTGATATGACTAAGGCACAACTTATTAAGGGTGCTTTTAGAATGTTGACTCTTAAATTGGGTCAGGCAAATATTCCTATGATAGTCACCAATCACACATATGAAAGTATGAGTCTTTATGGTGGTAAGCAAATGTCAGGCGGTTCTGGACTGCAATATGCATCATCCACAATCGTATACTTATCTAAATCAAAAGAAAAGGAAGGAACAGAAGTTATTGGAAACATTATCAAAGCAAAGACTGCTAAGTCACGTTTAAGTAAAGAAAATCAAGATGTTGAAATACGTTTGTTCTATGATGAACGTGGATTGGACAGATATTATGGACTTTTAGAACTTGGAGAGATTGGTGGACTTTGGAAAAATGTTGCTGGACGTTATGAGATTGATGGTAAGAAACTTTATGCAAAGGAAATACTAAAAAATCCAGAGAAATACTTTACTCCAGAAGTAATGCAGGCACTTGATGAAACGGCACAAAAAGAATATTCTTATGGAAGCTCTTAATAAATTAGTTCAAGTATATGAGAATGCATTAGATGAAAGTGTATGTGATTTTTTGATTGATGTGTTCGAAGAACATTCAAATAAACAAGAACGTATAGAAAATAAAAGAAAACCAAACTTTACTCAATTTAATCTTACAGAAAATTGCAAATTAACAGAAGAGATTGGACAAATTCACAATCATCTTATTCAGAAAACATTTGATTATCGTAATCAATATTATAAAATGGTAGATGGTAGAGTATTTCCAGAACAACACGCATTTGAGCAATTTCGAATTAAACGTTATAATAATGATGGAAATGATGAGTTTGATATTCACGTAGATGTGGTTGATTATGAAACCGCAAGAAGATTTTTATCTTTTATGTGGTATCTTAATGATGTCGAAGAAGGAGGAGAAACAAGATTTGTAGATATGATGGTCAAACCAAAGAAAGGAAATCTTCTAATTTTTCCTCCACTTTGGATGTTTCCGCATTCTGGGCTAATTCCAATTAGTTCCCCAAAATATATTATGAGTACATATTTACACTATAAGTAATGGAAAAAGTCGAAACTACTATTCTTCGTAATCTTCTCTTCAATAATGAATATTGCAGAAAAGTTTTACCATTTATCAAATCTGAATATTTTGAAAATCTTCACGAAAAAGTAGTTTTTGAAGAGATTTGTAAGTTTATTGTTGCTTATGAGGAACTTGCTACAAAAGAAGTTCTTCTAATTGAAACTGAAAAAAGAACTGATATTACAGAAGATACCTATAAAACTATTTGTGATTATGTTTCAAAACTTGATGATGGACACGCAGATTTAGAATGGGTATCAGATACTACAGAAAAGTGGTGTCGTGATCGAGCAATCTATCTTGCTTTGATGGAAAGTATTAAAATTGCTGATGGTCAAGATGAAAAGAAAAACAGAGATGCTATTCCAAGTATTCTTCAAGAAGCATTAGCAGTTGGATTTGATAATAATGTTGGGCACGATTATCTAAATGATTTTGAGAAACGTTATGATTTTTATCATAAAAAACAAGAAAGAATATCTTTTGATTTAGATTATTTCAATAAGATTACTAAAGGCGGTATGCCTAATAAGACACTTAATATTGCTCTTGCCGGAACTGGTGTAGGCAAAAGTCTCTTTATGTGCCACGTTGCTGCTTCTGTTCTTTTACAAGGAAAGAATGTTCTTTATATAACTCTTGAAATGTCGGAAGAAAAGATTGCAGAACGTATTGATGCAAATCTTTTAAATATTAATATTAAAGATATTGAAACACTTCCAAAAATAATGTTTGAAAGTAAAGTAAATGCTATCGCAAAGAAAACACAAGGAACTTTGATTATCAAAGAGTATCCAACTGCATCTGCACATTCAGGACATTTTAGAGCATTATTAAATGAACTGCAATTGAAAAAATCATTTCGTCCTGATATTGTTTTTGTAGATTATCTTAATATTTGTGCTTCTTCAAGATATAAAGGCAATCTTTCAGTTAATTCTTATTCTTATATCAAATCAATTGCAGAAGAACTGAGAGGACTTGCAGTAGAAACAAATGTTCCAATTGTTAGTGCAACACAAACAACACGTAGTGGTTCTACAAATTCTGATCCAGATTTGACGGATACTAGTGAGTCCTTTGGCCTCCCTGCGACTGCTGATCTTATGTTTGCTTTGATTTCTACCGAAGAATTAGAACAATTAGGACAAATATTAGTCAAGCAACTTAAAAACAGATATAATGATCCAACAATGAATAAAAGATTTGTCGTTGGGATTGATAGAGCAAAAATGCGTCTTTATGACGTAGAACAATCTGCCCAAAAAGATATACTTGACTCTGGTAAAGAAGAAGAGTATAATAATGAAGAACAAAGAAAACCTAAAAAATCATTTGAGGGATTTAAATTCTAATATGACCCAAGTTATTGATACAAAAAAATATATCGAATTCGTTCGTGAAACTACAAGTAAAGCAAGTAGCGATTTTCCTTCTTTGCTTTCTCGTCTAACTGAATTGGAAGTTGGAGATGCAGATGTCCCTCGTCTTATGACTGCTGCATTTGGAGTGAGTGCCGAGGCAGGAGAACTCGTAGAGATTATAAAAAAAATATTCTTACAAGGAAAACCATATAATGAAGAAAATACTATTCATATGAAAAAAGAAGCAGGAGATATTCTTTGGTATATGTCTCAACTTTGTATTGCTCTTGATACTACTTTTGAAGAATTGATGGAAATTAATTATCAAAAACTATCAGCAAGATATCCAGAAGGAACTTTTGATATTCATCGTAGTGAAAATAGAATAGAAGGAGATTTATAAAATATACACACTCTCTCCTCTTTTGGGGAGAGTTTTTTTTATAAATATAAGAAAATAAGGTAGAGTAGGGTATTTTTTATATGAAAACTTTTAAGATATTTTTAGAAAATGCAGCAGAAAATCTTGCAGCACTAAGAGCAAAAAGCGAAAATCGTAAACAAGAAATAATGCAACAAATTGCTACTCAAAAACAACAGAAACAAGAAGATGAAGAATTGGAAAATATGATAAATAGAGAAATTGAAGAAAGAGAAAAGGCAAAAGCAAATAAATTAAAACACACAAAACCAAAAGACAAAAATATAAGATAAATAACTAGAAAACCTAGTATAAATGAAGACATTTGTCCAATTCATCAAAGAAGTCAAAGAAACCCTTGCATCTACCGAAGCAAAGAATAGGGGTCTTGTGGGTGATGGACACGGGGATTGGTATGATACGCAAGGAAAGTTAATAGCAAAAACAGTTGGCAGAAAGTTAAAATACTTTGGACAAAGTGAGAAAAAACAACAACCAGAAGTAGCAGCAAAACAAAAGATATCAACACAACAAGAAATACCTATAGCACAACAAACACAACTAGCACAAGACCAACAACAAGAAAAGCAACCAAATGGGATTGTAATTTTACTTGGTAGATTCAATCCCCCATCCAAAAATCACGAAGCATTATTAGCAGCAGGTTATAATCAATCAATAAGAAAAAAATATGAATATCGTATCTATCCAAGTCGTATTCAGGATGGGGATTTAAATCCACTCAATCCACAATTAAAGATTTCATATATGAAATCGATGTTCTCCAAGTATGCAGATTATATTGTAGATAGTGATAATATTAAAACTATTTTTGATGTTTTAAGTTCTGTTTATAATGATGGTTATACTGATGTAGTAATTGTAACAGGGCAAGATAGACTTGGAGAGTTTCAAAGTTTAGCACATAAGGGAGAGGGTCAAAATTATCAGTTCAATAATATCGAAGTAGTTTCATCTGGCATAAAGGACCCCGATAGTGATATAGAAACTGCTGGTTCTTCGTCAATGATGAGAACTGCTGCTGCGATGGGTGATTATGAAAAGTTTTCTGCTGGATTACCACCATCGATGAAGATAGGCGAAAAACAAGAAATGTTTAATACTTTATCAAAATCAATTAAGGTAACAGAAAATACACAACTTTGGAAAATTGCACCTGAACTTGATTTTAGTGGATTAAGATGGGATTATAAAAATAATGGTCTTTTTGATGTTGGAGCATTAGTTGAAAATCAAAATACTGGATTGATTGGAAGAATACTTCGTCGTGGTGCAAATCACTTAATCTGCGTAACGAAAGAAGGTGTAATGTTTAAGAGTTGGTTAAAAGATCTGAGAGAAGTATATGAAGTTGGAACTTGCTCTTACCGAGCACACGCACAATCAATTACACCAGGTCAACCAGTAGTTTCTTTTACGGATGTAGAGATTAAAGAAACAATACCAAAGAAAAATATAAATACCAATAAAGCAGCAAAAGTAAAATGAGAACTTGGAAGGAAATCATAAAAGAAGCAACTGCTGCTGAAATCAGAAGAGCAGGAGAAGCAGCATTGCGAGATGAAAGAAAAAAGAATAAAACAGAAAAGACAAAAAAAGCAAAGTCTTCTTATCAAGATTACTTAGAAAAACAACTTGCTTTTAAAAAAGAAAAATACGAAGCACAAAAGAAAGCACAACGTGAAAGATTAGGACAAGAAAGGGTTCGGGCGTCACTTAAAGGAATTCAAACTCAAACTATTTCAGACAAAGATAAGGAAGGCACGGCATATTCTAAACTTATGGGAAATGTAGGTTCTGCTGCTGTTGGAGTTGGTGGTGCTGTATTTCACGGTATAAGAGCATTAGCAGCAAAAAGAAGAGCAGATGCAGAAGCAAAGGAAAAACAACAAGAAAAAAGAGAAAGAAAAGCAGCTGGAAGACCACCCGGAAAAACTGAAAAAAAAGAAAATCCTTCATCCGAAGCACTAACTGCTAAAACAAAAAAATCACAAGAACAACCAAAATTAATTGTTCCATCTACAAAAAGACTTCCTCCATCTGGAGGTACTGGTGGTCGTGGTCCTAAAAGGGAAACACTTGGACAAAGAGCAAGAAATAATCCAGCAATTAGAGCAGGATTAATTGCTCAACGTATGGAAAGTTATTCTAATTGGAGAGAAGAACTTTTAATTGAAGTAGACGAAAAAGATAAAGGAAAAAAAGAAAAAATTATAGATGTAATGAAAGGAAAAAATACAATCATCATCAATCCAGAAGACAAAAAAGTAAATGAAGCATCCGCTGCTTGGCAAAGAAAGGAGGGAAAGAATCCAGAAGGTGGGTTAAATGCAAAAGGGATTGCTTCATATCGGAGAGAAAATCCAGGTTCAAAACTATCAATGGCAGTTACCACTCCACCTTCAAAATTAAAACCAGGTTCAAAATCTGCAAATCGTAGAAAGTCATTCTGCTCAAGATCTGCTGGACAAATGAAAATGTGGCCAAAAGCAGCAAAAGACCCAAATTCTAGATTAAGATTAGCAAGAAAAAAATGGAATTGTTAAATTGAGGTAAAATAGATAAATAAAATAGGAACATTTCACTTAGAGGTTATTATGTCAATCGCAATCGTATGGGGATGGATATCAGCTAATCAAGCACTTATTGCAACTGTATTATTTGCAGTTTCGGAAGCACTTGGAGCAAATCCCAGAATAAAATCAAATGGTATTCTTTCACTTATTCTTATTCAGGCACAAAATGCTCTGAAAGCAAAAGGCGCAAAAGATATTACTCCTTGAGAGTAATTATAAAAAAACTCAATTTATCAAATTATAGTGAATTTTTTGAAAAATTCACTAAATATAAAATAAATTTACTGGGGAGTAAATAACTCCCCATTTTTTATAAATACTTTTAGGAAAACTTACGGGAAACAAGAATGGCACTCTGGGGCATTTCAACAACAACCGAAACTGCGGCAAATAATTATAACATTCCAAAGTTTATGCATATCGTTGACAAAAACATTACAGGACATAATGTTTTTGCTGATGGTAGAGGATGGATACACAGACACTACAGGGGTTCTGAAAACTCTGGAATTAGCACCAGGTATTATGATGAGATTTTAGTTCCTGTTGCTGGTTTGAATACTAATGGTAATGGTTCAAATACTACAGGACTCGGAAATGCTACTCCAGTAGCAGTTTTCTTTGAAGACCCAAACAAGGCATCGCCAATTTCTGTTGGTGGTGGTGGAACTACTGGTATTGCTACTAATACTACTGGATACGTTCATCTTGTTTATAATGAACTGGTTTATGTTTCTGCCGGAGCAACAGTTAGAATTCGTACCTTTGATGCTAATAATGCAAATGAAAGTACTGCAATTGTTGCAACAGCAGCATCAGTCGCACCCGGAGCATCAGTTGTTAATTATGTAAATAACAACGGATTGACTGTTTTTACAAATTATAACGGACAGATTACAAATAGAGTAGCATTTGCATTTACTTCACCAAGTTCAGTTCTTACTGCAAACGTCCCATTCACAACATCAGTAACCACAGCGGGACAAACTGTTGCTATTGGTGGAACAAATATTTTTGTAGATTCTGTAACAGGTGTTTCTGTTGGAAGTTCACTTACAGTAGCAGGTAAACTTACAAATGTTTCTGTTGTTGCTGTTGGAACCACTTCTGTTCAAATTGGAACTGGTAGCACAATTGCTTCAACAATTACTGCAGGACTTGGAGTTACATTCAGCACAAGAACAAATGCTACAAAGTTGTTTATTGATATGGGCAGAGGATTTATTGGTGTTGGTACTGATAGTGCAAATGGAGTTGGTATTATTAGTTCCTTTACTTCTGACATCATTCGTCAAATAGGTGGTGCTGGAACTTATCTTTCTTTACAAAAAGATGGAGTAACTGCCGTTGGACTTGGAACAACTACATTAACAGTTAGATAATATATAATATGAGATTTGATGAATTGAATGAAGAAAATTATATAATCTTTGCGATTAAACATTATGAAAATCCCCAAGCAATTACGCAAGAGGATTTTTTTGAAGATATGAAAAGATTTAAGTGGATTAAACGACTTCTAAACAAATATAAAAATACCGGTGATTTAAATACTCATTTAATCATTAATCACTTTATGTCTCTTTATAATGTATTTGGAGAAGCTGCAACACCTTTATTGTTTTATAAAATTAATAAAGAACTTTGGAGTGTTTTGAAGACATTTGTTTTATATCTTGGAAGACTTCCAGAATATCCAAAAACTACAATACACGATATACCAGTAGACATAAGGTGTCTTAAGATTTTAAACTCAATCTAATGAAAGAAGAAGTTCTATTAAAAATTATTAATACTATTCGTGTCTTGCGTGAAGATGGAATGATACCATCTAATGTGCCAACAAATAATGCTTCGGGTGAAAATATTGCAGGTCTTCCTCCGGACAACCCACCAGTAGATTTAAGAAAAAAAAAATATAAAAGATTACCGTTTTTATACAAGAATCTTTTTAGGAGAAAGAAAAATGTTTAATCAAGGAAAATCGACTGACACTAAAGTTGCAGTCCTTGAAGAAAAAGTTTCTATTTATGAGCAGATGATGAGAAAAATCGAAGATGCAATTTTTGCTATTAGTGAAACAAGTCAAGGAATTTCTAAAATGCTTGCTATTCACGAAGAAAAACTGGAACAAGCAGTAAGATCTGATGAAGTGATTATTAAAATGATTGATGATCTCAAAAAGACAGTAGAAGCAGAGGATGTTGATTTGAGTGATAGAATTGATGAATTTATAGAAAAAAGTCACGATAGAATGGATGAAATTGATAAAAAAGTTGAAGAGGTAAAAAAAATTAAATGGATGACTGTTGGTGTTGGATTATTTGCTGCTGTAATTGCTGGGGCAATTTCGACGCTAGCTTCTGGTCTCTTGACTCCAAGTGAAATGGGCATTAGAATGGAGCACAGATATGTTCCATCTCCCGAAAATATTAAAAAATGAGTTTTATTGATGAAAAATACATTTCATTAGTTTCGTCTAGACTTCAAAAATTTACAAAAAAAAAATCAGGATTATATAACTTCCGTTGTAACTATTGCGGTGACTCTGAAAAGCAAAAGAGTAAAGCTCGTGGATACTTATATCAAATCAAAAACGATTATAACTTTAAGTGTCATAATTGTGGAATGTCTAAATCTTTTACTAACTTTTTAAAAGATTTAGACCAACCTCTTTATGATCAATATATCATGGAGAGATACAAGCAAGGAATTACTGGCAAGAATTCCAATACTCCAGATCCTGACTTTAATTTTCAAAAACCAGTATTTTCAACAAATGTTGAAAAAAAGAATATAGTGAAAAAGTTAGATCTCCCAACTATAGAAGAACTAAATACAGAACATCCAGCAAGAGCATATTTAGAAAAAAGACAAATACCAAAAGAATTTCTACGTGAATTGTATTATTGTGAAAAATTTAAAGAATGGACAAATACACAAAAACCGACTTTTAAATCAGTTCAATATGATCAACCTAGAATTATTATTCCTTTAATTAAGAATGGTGAAATCTTTGGATATCAAGGTAGAAGTTTAAACAAATCGTCAAAGGTTAAATACATTACAATTATTTTAGATGAATCCCAACCAAAAATCTTTGGTTGGGATAAAATTGATTGGAATAAGACAGTTTATATTGTTGAAGGACCTTTTGATAGTATGTTTTTAAATAATGCTATTGCTATGGTTGGTGCTGATATGGATTATATGTTTTTTATTCATCATTATGATGTTGAATTTGTATTTGTTTATGATAATGAAAAAAGAAATAAAGAAATGATAGCAAGAGTCGAAAAAACAATTGATATGAAATTTCCAGTGGTAATTTGGCCACAAGACTTGAAATATAAAGATATAAATGATATGATATTAGAAGGACTTGATGTAGAAAAAATCATAAAGGAGAATACTTTTATGGGATTAGAAGCAAAAGCAAAACTTATTGGATGGAAACGAGTATGACTAATGGAACAAAGGTTATTAAAAGAAGTGGAACTGCCGAAAGATTAGATTTGGATAAACTTCATATAATGGTAGAGGAAGCTTGTAAAGACCTCTCTGGGGTTTCTGCATCTCAAGTAGAAATACAATCAGGAATTCAGTTTTATGATGGGATTACAACAGCAGAAATACAAGAAATTTTAATTCGTTCTGCATCAGATTTGATAGATTTGGAAACCCCAAACTATCAGTTTGTTGCCGCACGATTGCTTTTATTCTCTGTCCGTAAATCACTTTACGGAAAAATGCAAGAACATCCAGAGTTTCTTGCACATATCAAATCTTGTATTGATGTTGGAGTTTATGATTCAGAAATTCTAACTGTATATACAGAAGATGAACTCAATAAACTTGGAACTTATATTAAACATAGTCGTGATTATCTTTTTACTTATGCCGGGTTACGTCAGGTTGTAGATAAGTATTTGGTACAAGATCGTAGTAGTGGTAAAGTATATGAAACTCCACAGTTCATGTATATGATGATTGCTGCAACTATTTTTTCTAAATACCCAAAGGAAACTCGTTTAGATTACATTCGTAAGTATTATAATGCAATCTCAAGACACAGAATCAACATTCCAACACCAATCATGGCAGGGGTCAGAACCCCCCTTCGTCAATTTGCATCTTGTGTTCTGGTTGATGTTGATGACTCCCTCGATAGTATCTTTAGCAGTGATATGGCTATTGGCAGATATGTCTCACAGAGGGCTGGTATCGGTATCAATGCAGGCAGAATCCGTGGCATCAATAGCAAAATTAGAGGGGGAGAAGTTTCTCATACAGGTGTTATCCCATTCCTCAAAAAGTTTGAAGCAACTGTTAGGTGCTGTACACAGAACGGGATTCGTGGTGGAAGTGCTACTGTCTTCTTTCCAATCTGGCATCAAGAAATAGAAGACATCCTTGTTCTCAAAAATAATAAAGGATCCGAAGATAATCGTGTTCGTAAGTTAGATTATGGTATTCAATTAAGTAAAATATTTTATGAAAGATTTATTCAAGATGGTGAGATTACGCTTTTCAGGTCGTATCTATATTATGAATATAGACCATTGTAATACTCATAGTTCTTTTATTGATAAGGTGAATATGAGCAATCTTTGTATGGAAATTTCACTTCCAACTATCCCACTTCAGCACATTGATGATAATGGACCCCAAGAAATTGCTACTTGTATTTTAAGCGCATTAAATGTTGGTAAAATAAAATCAGACGAAGAACTTGAGGAACTTTGTGATCTTACAGTAAGAGCACTTGATGAACTGATTGATTATCAAAACTATTCGGTAAAGGCAGCAGAGAACTTCACAAAGCGTCGTAGGGCTCTTGGTGTGGGATTTATAGGACTCGCACATTATCTTGCAAAACTAGGGTTCAAATATGACTCTCAAGAAGCATGGGACGCTGTGCATGGTCTTTCTGAATCGTTTCAGTATTACTTGCTGAAAACATCAAACCAACTCGCAAAAGAAAAAGGACATTGTGAATATTTTGGACGTACCAAATATTCTGATGGTATGCTTCCGATTGATACTTATAAAAAAGATGTAGACGAAATTTCTAATATTCCCTTTGAACACGACTGGGAAGCACTACGAGCATCTATTTTAGAGTATGGGTTGAGGCATTCTACACTATCAGCACAGATGCCCTCAGAGAGCAGTTCTGTCGTCTCTAATGCAACTAATGGTATCGAACCTCCTCGTGGTTATCTGTCAATCAAACAATCCAAAAAAGGACCACTAAAACAGATTGTACCTCAATACCAAACTCTCAAAAATAATTATACTTTACTTTGGGATATGAAATCTAATCGAGGATATATCAATATTGTTGCAGTAATGCAAAAGTTTTTTGATCAGGCAATATCAGGTAATTGGTCTTATAATCCAGAGAATTATCCCGACAATGAAGTTCCTGTAAGTGTAATGGCAGATGATTTTCTCACCACATATAAATTAGGTTGGAAAACAAGTTATTACCAAAATACTTATGATGGTAAATCAGATGAAGCAAAAGAAGAAAGGGTAAATACTATTGGTGATTTAGTAAATGAAATTTTAAGTTCAGGAGAAGAAGATTGTTCTTCTTGCAAAATATAAAAAGTATCAAAATGAAAGTTGCAAAATTTAGAGTTCACTCGCAAGAACCAAAAATGCTAAAAGGAATGACCGTCTTTAATACCAATGACGTTGATTTCAAGAAACAACCAATGTTTTTTGGAAAACCTCTCGGAATTCAAAGATATGATTCCTATAAGTATCCAATTTTTGACAAGCTAACTCAACAACAACTAGGATTTTTTTGGAGACCGGAAGAAATTTCACTTCAAAAGGATCGTGCTGATTATCAAACTCTAAGGTCAGAACAAAAACACATTTTTACGTCTAACTTAAAGTATCAAATTTTATTGGATTCTGTTCAGGGTCGTGGACCTGGTATGGCATTTATGCCTTATTGTTCTCTTCCTGAACTTGAAGCATGTATGACTATATGGGGATTTATGGAGATGATACATTCCAGATCTTATACATATATTATCAAAAATGTTTATTCAGATCCTTCAGAAGTATTTGATACGATTTTGAATAATGAAAAGATTTTAGAAAGAGCATCATCAGTAACTGGTGCTTATGACGATTTTATCAATTCTGCATATTCTTATGGAACTTCAAATATATGGGAGTTTGCAAATGAAGGAGTTCCTTGTGGAACTGATGCAAGAATTGATTTAAAAAGAAAACTTTATCGTGCTGTTGCTAATGTAAACATTTTAGAGGGGATTAGATTTTATGTCTCGTTTGCGTGTTCTTTTGCGTTTGGGGAACTTAAACTCATGGAGGGATCTGCC